TCAAGATTATAGAAATCAACCAACTCTTCAACCTCGCCTCTTATGCCTCGATTTACGACGGTTGCAATTTTTGCAACTGTCGTATCTTGCTGCAGTTCTTCATCCTTGAAGATATTGGCTATATGCCGACTAATACCCGATTTGTCAATACCGAAAAGCTCTGCCATAGCCTTTTGCGTACACCAAATGGTTTCATCTTTTATAACCACCTGCACCTTTCCCTCTTTATCGGGAAGATTGTATAGCAAGAACTGTATTTCGCTATTCATTGCTACCTACGTTTGCGTTGAAATGCAAAGCATCCAACTGTTTCATAATTTCTTCTTCCAAGCGATGACTCTCTGCAAATTGCTCGGAAAGGGTTTGCTTGTAGTTCGCCATTCGTGCATTGAACTCTTCTTCCGTTATATCCACATAGTTTATTTTGATGTCGAAATATTGTCCGGCAGAAAGAGAATATCCTTTTTCCTTTATCTCATCGTAAGAAACAGCTACTGAAAAATCCTCCACTGCCTCCTTTCGTTGGAATGTGCCGACAATCTTCTCTATCTCATCATCATTCAGTCGTACCTTTTTTAATCCGTTGGCATCCTTGTATTCTTCGCCCAATTTGCTGGCATCAATTAAAATCACCTTTTCGGCAGTGGCAGATTTATCAAAGAACAACACACTGACATTCGTACCCGTATTGGCAAACACGTTGCTTGGCATGGAAACACAGCCAAACACCACTTTGTCATCTACTATCTTATGAAGAATTTTGTTCTCAATACCACTTTTTGCGGTAATAAAGCCTGTTGGAATAACAATTGCTCCCTTCCCTGTTTTTTTCAACGAATTGATAACGTGCTGGATAAAACAGGTATATATTGCCATAGACTCTTTCTTTTTAGCTGGCACATTGGGGACTCCAGCCCAAAAACGAGCAGGCATGGCAGCTATTTTCTCTCTGGTATCGGAAAAATCCATTTTGAAAGGAGGATTGCTCACTACGAAATCAAACTGACGCAACTGTTGTCCGTCATCGCTCTTGTGATAAGGACTTACAAGCGTGTCGCCTTGAATGGCATTGTCAAGTGAAGACACAAGTCCATTGAGCAATAGGTTCAGTTTCAACATCTTGTTGCTTCGCTGTGATATATCCTGCGAGAAGATTGTACAGCGGTCTTCACCTATCTGATGGCTGAGTGCCATAAGTAATGTACCCGTTCCTGCCGATGGGTCGTAACATTCCATGCTATGTAGGTCGGCATTATCCCCAACCAGCAAACGTGCCATAATGGTAGCAATAGCATGAGGGGTGTAATATTCTGCATATTTGCCACCTCCAGCGGTATTATAGTCTTTAATTAAGTATTCAAAGATACAGGAGAAGAAATCGTAGTTCTGTGCAAACGCCTCTTCAAAAGAGAAATTCACAAGTTTATCCACCAACGCACGGGCAAATGGCGCACGTTGTGCCGTATCGGTCACAAACGGTGTCAGTGCCTCGAACAATGGAATCTTCGTGTTGGCTGTGGTCTGCGTGGAAAATATATCTGCATTTTGTTCCGCTATATCTGTCATAGTGGAATCGAAGATAGTATCAAAATCCCCTTTTCCCTGTTGATTCCAAAGATTGGCTATCAAATGATAAGGTTCAAGCATCGGAACATCTGGAGAGATGGCACTCTGAATAAGCATACGTTCATCATCAGAAAGATTCTCGTATGCTGTTTCCCATTTTACATCTCCCGTCAATTTCTTGGCAATATCACTTTTCGCATTCTTCAGTTCATAACCAAACTTGTCGTTCAAGAATTTATAGAGAAACACCTGAGTGATTATCTTATATTCGTTGCCATCGTTACCCATGCCGTATGACTGGCAAGTGGCTTTCAGGCCGTCGATGAGCTTTAATGTTTTTTCTTTAATATCTGACATAATCTTTATGCAATGCCGTAAGTGGCGTTATATTGGTTGATATACTGTTGTGAAATGCGTGTCTGAATAAATTTGTAATCCTCCATTTCGGGCTTTATTTGTTGGAATTTGAACAGACATCCATTGATAATAGCCATCACCGTGCGTCCGAAATAAGCATCCTTTTTCAGAATGTCGTTACGATCATACACTTTGGCATCCACTTTCTCTTTTATAATATTGAGAATGGCAGCAATATCTTCGTCAAGGAAAGAGAACATAGGCTTCTGTCCCTTATCTTCCCTCTGCTTATTCACTTCACGAATACGCTTGTGTACACGAGCAAATTTTTCATCGCCCTTGTACTTTTTCAACAAGACATTATTGCGTTTTTGTAAGTCTTGCAAACGACCGATGATTTCATCCAAAGCCTGTGTCTCCTCGTTGAACTTGGCTATCGTGTCAATCACAAAACCGTGTTCCTTGAAGCGCTCCATAAAGGCTTCACGCAACGAGATAAACTCCGGATCGTCTTGGTCGAAGTTTTGGGTAAACGAAGCAATGGTACGTTGCCATTTCTCTTTCAATTCCACACCACCGGATATAAGGCGCATTTCTTCCTGTCCTATTTTAGAGAAGGTGAACTCTATATCCATCATCGCCTCATTGATTAGTGTCTTTGTTTCATCACCGATGCTAAAAGCTTCCTTTTGGTTGATGATGCCAATACGCCTTTGTACTTCGGAAAGCAACTGAGGCAACTTTGTGATTTCGAGTTTGGCAAATTGCTCTTTCATTTCATCATCACCGAATGTACGCACGATGTTCGCCATGTTCTTGGCAGATTCCAATGCCTGTTTGAGGTCAAGCAATACAGCTTTATCCTCTTCGGTGGAGATTTCAGAAGAAAATTCTTCCGCATTATCGTATGTGTAATTGAAAAGCGTTTGTCGAACTTTCTTCATCTGATTCAATATCTCTTCCTTGTCCTCAATGACTTGGGTAAAGGTGTCGGTAGCAGCGGATTCGCCAGTCTCATCCACATCATTAAAGCGGTTTAACTCTTGCAAATATGCTTCATTGGTTTCCTTGAAGTTGCGCTTGATGTCGGCAAAGTCAATGACAAAACCGTAACGCATACCGGGATAAGGACGGTTTACACGTGTTATGGCTTGAAGCAGATTGTGGTCTTTCAATTTGCGCCCGAAATACAGGCGTTTCAAGCGTGGCGCATCAAAGCCAGTCAAAAGCATATTGAAGACAATGAGAATATCCACTGTCATATTTTTCTTGAAGTCTTTGACTATCTGCTTACGAGTTTCCTTGTCATCCGTATCGTGAAGAATGATTCCGGCTTTCAGTGGTCTGTATTTTGAATTGTAATCCACTTCCGGTTCACCCACTACATACGAACCATCGGAAAGTTTTATCTTGATGGGCTTCGGCTGATACTTCTGCCATTCTTCTTGAAATACATCATAAAGCCGCCTTGCCTGTTCGCTGGTTTCACAAATGACCATGCCGCCTAAAGTATCATCTCCTTGTATCTTGCGAAACTCTTTTAAGTCCGTCATAATGTAACGGGCTAACTCGTTCACATAACTTGGATGCTCTATGATTTCCGACTTACGAATGTCTTTCTTTTGCACAAGGGTTTCCAGTTTATCGTACACATCAGACAAACGCTCTTTATAGGAGGTTTCTATATCCTCGCGTATGATTTTCAGCGTGTAGCCATCGGCAATAGATTTATCGTAGTAATAGGTGTGCAGATAGTTACCGAACACCTTGCAACTGGCGCGTTCCTCCTTTAACAGCGGTGTACCTGTAAGTGCGATTTTAACCGCATCGGTGTCGGCATCAAAGAGGTTGGCAAGGAAGCAGCCACCGGGTTTATATCCTCGGTGTGCCTCGTCAAGAATGAAGATGCGTTGAAGATTGGTTGCATAATCACTGATGCGTACTTTTTCTTTATCCTCGGCAAAGCGTTGAATGTTCACAACCGTGATTTCTGCCTGTCCGCTTACACCTTGTTGTGCCTGATTACTGCGGAATTGTTCCATCAGTTCGGCTCTTGTATTGGCGGTAGATACAACCAATCCACGAGCTTCAAACTCTTGTGTGGCTTGTTCCAAAAGGTCAAGGCGGTCTACTATAAAATAGAATTTGGCGACCTTATTCTGTTTGGAATAGAAATCGTTAAGAATATAAGTCAGATAATATGACAATGCTGTTTTACCACTACCTTGTGTATGCCAGACTACGCCAGATTTCACTCCCTCTGCCAGTTTTTGGCGAATAGCTAACGATGCAAACAATTGTTGGTAACGCATGATATGCTTTTGGTCGGTAGATTCTATTTTTCCATCCACCTCACGCTCCATACGGACATAGGCAATACCATATCTAATGATATACAATAACCGTTCAGGTGAACACATGGATGTTAGGATTCTGTTTGTAGGGGTGTTGAAACCAAGATTTGTCTGGTACTCAGGACTTGTATGAATGACCTGGCAATTGTAATCAGACAATATCTGTTTTTCCACCGTCTTGTCAATCTCCTTATACGGATAGTCACGATGGAACGGTGCTATTTTCTGACCGCTTAAATTTTCTTCACGGAAGCAATTGAATGGTGCGGATGAACGTGCCCCAGTACAATAGAAAGCCCCTTGTATGGGTACGATACCGCCCAACGCATCATATTCCATATTGTTGCTGAATATCATCAACTGCGTAATGTTGATGAAGCGGCGAAACTTTTTATTTGGGAAGCGTTCTTTATTCATTCGTGCGCTCTCTGCCAACATACCACCATGATTGTTGGGTTTCTTCACTTCTACAAAGCAAAGTGGCAATCCGTTTACGAACAAAGTAATGTCAGGACGAAATTCGTCCTGTCCGTTCTTACAGGTAAATTCGGCTGTGAAATGGAATGTATTATTCCCAATGTTATCAAAGTCTATCAGCTTTACAGGCGAAACAGCTTTGAGACGATTATAAAAGCCTCGACCGAGGTCATCATCGTTCAGTTCCTTACGAATATCTTTCAAAACTTGAAGAAACTCACCCTCATGTTCAGGATTCAGTCTTTTGAACTGCTGCTCAAAAATTGGCAACAGAATATTCGTATCACCGTCATATACAGTGCTATTCTTATCTTCGCTCAACTTACCGAAGTATGTATATCCTATTCGGGTAAGATGAACCATTGCAGGCATCTGTACCCGTGTCGCTTCCGAGAATTGTTTCATATCACCTATCCTTTTTGTCGGTTATCAAGTCCTTCAAATCCACTTGTAGTATCTCCGCTATCTGTTGCAAGGTCTCCAAATTAGGCTGAATCCGATTACAAGCATAGGCATTTACCATACTGAAACTTTTATCAAGCTTCTTCGCCAACCATGTTTGAGAAATGCCTTTCTCGGATAAAACAACCTTTATTCTATTCAGTTTCATTCTTTAATATGATTTTATAGTGCAAATATAGTGAATTATATTCGATAATCGGGCTTATTTTTGTACTTTTGCATCATACGTAACTCAATTTTGGGCATAAAACTCAAAAAGAACAAATAAGATCATGTATGGGCATAAAAACGAAGTGAGCAAAGGGTTGTGTGGGTAGTGCTGTGGTAATGGTTTGATATTGAAAGGGTTTTGTGAGTTGGTGGGCTTCGGCGATTGGAAAACGAAACGTGCAAAAACTTGAATTTGCTTTAATTCCGGTTGAATTTTTGAACGCGACCATTTAATAACCGTTTAATCGGGGTTTCATTCCTGTTTAATCGGCTTTAATTTTGGCGGTGGCTATGGGCTTTTTTATGGCTCATAGCTGCCGCTTGTCGTGTTATGCGTGCGCCAGTGCCAGACGGACGGAAAAGAGGCGTAAGACTGCTTAAATGGGCTTTTACGGACGTTTGAGGCGCAGGCGGCTGCGGTAGGGTAGGGAAGTGGATGGAAGTTTTACCGCGCCAGGCTTGAGGATAATTTCAATGCTTTTAATCGGGTGTTAAATGGGTGCGAAAGAGAGGGGAGGTTTGGGGCAAAAATGGATAGGGTAGAGGTCGCGGAAATTTGCTCGTTTCGTTTGTAAAAACGTAGTTGGATATATAGTTGGACATACAGTTGGGTATCATCTGGGCAGTATGTTCAGACCCCTTTAATGCCGAATTTAATGCGAAAAATGGCGTTTTTTAAGCGATAACACCCCCTTTAATACCAAAATAGAACCATTAAATATATAGTCTAAAGTTTGTTTAAGTGCTTGAATTTTAGTGTTTAATGTATTTAGGACCATAAAAAGCAGTGAAAAACAGCATAAAAACGCTATTTAGGGTGTTTATAGGGGGTGCAACGAGGTACAAAGGTGAACGCAGGTGCAACACCCATTATCCGACATTTGCAGTAGTTCCAATGCTGGCATTGTCGGCAGTTTTTCCCAATCTTTGTTTAAGTTGTCTTATCTGTTCTCGGAGTTCTCCTATTTCCTCCGCTTGGTCTTTTATAGTGGTTAAAAATTTGTCTAATATTACTGGCGGCAATTCATAATCATTATTATTACTGTCATTTGAGGCTTGTGGTTTGTCATGTGTGGAAGTGTTTTTAATCATATTCCCTTCCCCTCTCAGTAGCCATTCCGCTGATAACTTGGGGTAAATGGTTAGTACTTTAACAAGCATATCCCCACCTGGTTGCGATGACATATTCTTGCCTTTGAAGTTGCTGGATTGTATGCCAGTTGCTTCAAAAAAATCCACTTTCTTGATTCCTTGGGATTCAAGAAAGGATAAAATTCTTTCTTTTATAGTCAAAATATTTTCCAAAATACTTTTATGGTTAAAATTTTATCCATATCTTTGCAGCGTGTTACTGCTATAACAACCCCCCAAAAGTACAAAAAAAATGGGAGGTGGGCAAGAAAACACAGAACGTAATAACTTAAAACGTAAAAGGATATGGACACAACATCAAAGCGTTACATTGACGTAAGTAAAGAAGTTGAAACCAAGTTAGCAAAGCTATTCAAGTGCACACCCACGTTTGTGTATATGGCACTTACCTACCGACGGGACTCCCAACTGGCACGAAAAGTAAGATATGTAGCCGTGCGTGACTATCATGGGAAACCGATGCACCACTGCCCTGTATGCGAAACGCTGCATAATATCACAGAGGGTGGGCGTAAGCTCATGGTGCAGAACTTTGACAACGGTGTTAAGTTGGAGGTAGATAAAGGCACTGGAGATGTCGTTGCGTACAATCGCAAAGGTGACCACATAGGCAACTGGGAGAATGTAAGTGTAACTAAACTTTCAGAAATTCAACTAATGGCAGAAAGCCTTTGAGTATGGAAACAATAAACGGACAAATATGTATCAGCCACGCAGAGCTGACCGGGCGCATAATCACGACTGCGAACCTCAATGCGCTTGTGCGTAAGGGGCAGGTGCAGCAGGTGCGCAAAGGTGGCAATGGCCGTACAGCGCTGTTTGTTGTTGATAGTCTGCCGTTGAAGTGGCGCACGGAGGTTTACAGGCGTTACCCGGATTTGCAGGAGCAGGCGGACAGCAAAGAATTTATGGACACAATAGAGCCGGACGGCGCAGCCCTGCTGTTCTATCAAGACTACAAGCTTCCTGACGGCAGAAACCTGCCTGAATTAAAGCAGGTGGAACTTTCCAACAACTGCGCCATCATGAACGCTTTCCGTCGCTGCATCGAGGACTGCCAAAGCAAGCGCAGCCGGAGCGGCAACAAGCGCGTGCCACTTGGTGAGTTTTGGCGCAAGGCAGCCAATTCTCTTGAATATCTTGCAGACCGCTTTCCTCACTCACTACCACGCAGCGCAAGGCGGTTGCAAATGAAGTTTGCCGAATATGTGGAGCAGGGGTATGTGTGCTTCATCAGCGGCAAGTATCAGAACTCCAATGCCGGCAAGGTTGTGACTGAGGACCAAGAAAGCCTGCTTGCAACCATATTGGGACACCACAATAACCTTTCTGATGTGCGCGTGGCAGAATATTACAACCATGCAGCGCGTGAAATAGGCTGGAAAGAGATAACCCCGGCAGCCGTGAGAGTGTGGCGCGAAAAAATGGACGTTGTGGTGAGTGCAGGGCGTTTGGGCGTGTCAAACTTCCGCAACAACAAGGAAATGCAGGTGAAACGTAGCCGCCCGACAGCCCCGTTCCTGATGTGGACACTTGACGGCTGGACCGTGGAGCTGCTCTATCAGGACACGAAGCAGACCAAGCGCGGAAATGTAACGACTTATACCAACCGCCTTACTATGGTGGTAGTGCTTGACCCTTGCAATGATTACCCGATAGGCTACGCCGTAGGCACACACGAATGCCCGGAACTGATAAAAGAGGCTTTGCGCAATGCTGCGATCCACAGCCGGGAACTGTTCGGGGAGATGCTACGAGCCAACCAGATACAGTGCGACCATTACGCATTCAAAGCAATGTCGCCACTATATGCGGTAATGGGCGAAAAGCTTACTCCGGCAAGGGTCAAGAACGCCAAAGCTAAGCGTGTGGAGTCATATTTCAACTACATAAACACCACTTTCTGCAACAGGTTCAACAACTGGAGCGGTTACGGAGTAACAACAGACCCGAAGAAGCAACCGAACAGCGAGGCGCTGAACCAACTGCGCCACCGCTTCCCTGATGAACAGGGAGTGCGGAAGCAGATAGATGAAATCATGTATCTGGAGCGCATGAGCAAAGTGGATAAATTCCGTGAACTCATGCAGAACTTGGCACCGGAACGCCCCCTGCCATTGAGCCGCGAACAGTACCTCTTGAATTTCGGGGCAGAAACAGGCTTCAAAAACGCATTGGAGGGGTGCGGCTTGCGCCCGACCATATTAGGCGTGAAGCGCGATTATGACTGCTTCGACCTGACATTTCGCGAACACGCGGCAGAACGCTGGACTGTGAAGTATGACCCCGACGACCTTAGCGAAGTCCTTGCCGTGAATGACGACGGCACACGCCGCTATATGCTCACAGAAAAGTATGTGCAGCCAATGGCACTTGCCGACCGCAAGCCGGGCGATTATGAGCAGCTGGAGCGCGTGAACAACTTCAACAAGGAACTGGAGAAGCAGACAGCAGAGCGGATAGCCGCACATTATCAGCGCACCGAGCAGTTGATTGCTTCAACCCCGGCACTGCGCGGCAGCATCGAAGACCGACTGCTGCTGACAGACAGCAGAGGGCAGCACAAAGACCAGCGCAGCCGCAAACGCCTTGCAGTGGAAGAAGTGGAAGCACTGGAGATAAAGACCGTGGAAGTGCCGTTAATACCGCAAGGGGCGGCAGCGACCGACACAAGCGACTACCGCACCGATGATTATTCAATTTTCTAAAACACTGATTTAACAACAACTTAAATACGATTTAACGATGCAAAAGGAACAGAAACAACAGATTTGCGAGCGGCTGCGCGCATACTGCGACCAAAAAGGGAGCCAGAACAAAGCAGCCAACAGCCTTAACGGCGTGAGCAGTGCCACAATCAGCAAAGCGCTGACAGGACAGTGGGACACGATAGCCGATGAGATGTGGCGCACGATAGCAGCCCAGATAGGAGGCAAAGCCGAGGGCTGGCAGGTGGTGAATACCAAAGCCTACGAGTGCATGACATTCACGCTGACAAACGCCCAGACCGACTCGCTGGTGCTTGCAGTGACAGGGGACGCGGGCAGCGGCAAGACCGAGGCAGTGAAGAACTATGCAGCCGGGCACACCAACGCCTACCACCTGACCTGTTCGGAATACTGGAACCGCCGCACATTCATGGGCAAGCTCTTGAAGTGTATGGGCGTGAGCGTAAGCGGTACGACTGTGGGCGAGATGATGGACGATATAGTAGATACGTTGAAGCGCAAGGACACGCCCCTTATCGTGCTTGACGAAGCAGACAAGCTTACTGACCAGGTGCTTTACTTTTTCATAAGTCTATATAACCAACTTGAGGGACATTGCGGCATAATACTGACCGCCACCAGTTTCCTGCAAAAGCGCATAGAACGAGGTGTGCGCCTGAACCGCAAAGGCTATGCGGAGATTTACAGCCGCATAGGGCGTAAGTTTGTGAAACTCCCGATGCTGAACAGCGAGGACATAGCAGCCGTGTGCGTAGCCAACGGGCTGAACGACAACAAAGGTATCAACAGGATTATAAACGAAAGCGAGGGCGACCTTCGCCGCGTGAAACGCAGCGTATGGGCGACATTGAAAGGAGGTGCATTATGAAAAGCAAAGCATTGAGGACTGCGCTTGTGTCATTGCAGTTTGCCATTGCAGGCGGCTGTGTATGCGTGCTGTATGTGGTTTATGTGCCGTTAGCACTGATACGGGTGCTTGTGGATAAAGACGGCTTCTGCGGCTTTCTGGACTGCGTGGGGAAATGTGTGAGAACAGTAACAGGTTGGTTCAGAAAAAACGGAAGTAATGTATAAATACAGCATAGGACTGGAGGCGGAAGCGGTGCCGGCTTTACTATGGCAATGGCTTGAAAATGGCATGCCAGTGGATTACACAGCGAAGCCGCGCACTCGCTTCCATATCCGGCTAATAGAAGTGACGATAACAGGCACCACCCCGGCAGAGATACAGCACAAGCAAATGGCACTAATCAAGACAGTGCGCTGTGGCGGTTTCAGTGGTGCCATGATGAAAGACAGGAAAATAACAAAGATTTGATGCGGTATGGGCAGAGCAATAAGCAATAAAAACGTGTTGGCGGCACAATTTGAGACAGCCGATTTTGACGGGCCATTTTTGGAGAGTTTCGGCCGTCCTGAATTGCGCGGGGCTTGGCTGATATGGGGCGGCAGCGGCAGTGGTAAAACGACCTTTACGCTGATGCTCTGCAAGTATCTATCAGGATTCAAGCGTGTGGCCTACGATTCACTCGAGCAAGGGCTAAGCCTGTCACTGCAAAAGGCATGGGAGCGCGTAAATATGGCAGAAGCCGGCAGTAATATCATACTGCTTGACAAAGAGGATTTACAGGAACTGCGTACACGCTTGATGAAGCGGAAAAGCCCTGACATAATTGTAATTGACAGTGTGCAGTACCTGACAAAATTCTATATGCAGCAGTTCAAGGACTTAAAAGCAGACTTCCCCAACAAACTTTTTATTTTCATAAGTCAGGCAGACAAAGCAGGCAATGATCCTGATGGAGGTGTAGCAAAAAAAATCCGTTATGACGCTGATATAAAAATCAGAGTGGAGGGCTACAAGGCATTTGTGACCACACGTTATGAGGATTCCGACAAAGGCGAGGGCGGGCAAGATTTCATAATATGGAAAGAGGGCGCCGACGCATATTGGTTAAACCAAATAAAATAAAGACAATGGCAACAGAAAATAGAACAATGGACCAGATCCACCGTGGGCTGCTTAAAAAGTTCCACACCTTGTGTAGTGTGCTCGGCATGACTGACGACCAGAAAAAGGACGTTTTGGCAAGCTGGGGCGTTGAGAGCAGCAGAGACCTTACCCAACACCAGCTGATTGACATCTGCGCTAAGTTGAGTGAGCAGGTGAACCATAAGGACGGCACTGCATCGCTTGACAAGTTGCGCAAGCAGGTGATTGCCGCAATAGGCGGCTGGTTGCGTGAAACAGGGCAGAAACAGGGCATATCGCTCATCAAAGGCATAGCCATGCGCGCAAGCGGGTACAGTGATTTCAACAAGATACCGCGTGAACGTCTGCGCAACCTCATAGCTGCGTTCAACAACAAGACAAAAGACAAAAAGAGCGTTGATGCGCTTGCCGGGGCTATGCTTGTGCAGGCACTGACGACCAGCAAAGGCATTGACCCGACATATAATTAAGCGATATGGAAACAAAAAAGAAAAAGAAAGTGTGCTGCATCTGTGGCAAAGAGTTTAACGGTTGGGGAAACAACCCTTACCCAGTAAAAGAGGACGGCGAGTGTTGCCGAGTTTGTAACATTTCTGTGGTATTGCCACGGCGCATAAAGCTGATGAATGAACGGTTAAATAAATAATTATAGAAATGGCATGAAAGAGCTTGAATGGTTGAAAAAGACCATTAAGACAGAAACAGCCCATTTGGAGCAGGACGCATATATTGAACTGTTGCGGGAACTTGCGGCATGGGCAGAGAGCGAAGCGGGATTATTGGAATTTTCAATGCCCGATTCAGACGACTACGACGAATGACACTGCGCCGGTGTAAAGGGATAAAAGGCGAATTAAACAGTATTTAATAACTAATTAAAAGTCATTAAAAAATGAGCGAACAAGTAACAATGACCGCCCAAGAGCGGGAAGAATGGGAAGCCTTCAAGGCGGACAAAAAGAAAAAAGAGGAGGAAGAACGCCGCAAGGCAGCGCGCGTGACTTATCAGCAAGTGATTGATGAGGAACTGGCACAAGCCGTTCCGGAGCTTCGCAGGCTCAGTCAGGACATTCGGACGGTAAAGGACACGGTGTTCAGCAATTTCCAAACAGTCCTTGAAATGAAAGCGGAAGTCGTGGGCTTTAAGGAAGATGGACAATTCAGTCACACTTTCACAAATTCAGAAAGCAACCTGCGCCTGACACTTGGTGTAAACACTGTTGACGGCTGGGGCGATATGGCGGAAACAGGTATCGCAATGGTGCGCAAGTACATTGAGAGCCTTGCCACAGATGAAAAGACAAAAGCACTTGTCAATACAGTGCTTAGGTTGTTGAGCAAGGACAAGCAGGGCAACCTCAACGCAAGCCGCGTGCTCCAACTGGAGAGAATGGCAGATGAGAGCGACAACGACCAGTTCAAAGAGGGCGTGAAAATCATAAAAGAAAGCTATATGCCTACTGAAACACGCCGATATATCCGAGCGCAGTACCGCGATGAGACAACGAGCAACGGCTGGCGCAACATTCCGCTGAGCATAACAGATGTAGATGTGGTAGAAACAGGGAAAACAGACGCTGAAAAAGGCGCATAAAAAAAGCAGCGCAGCCCATTCGCCAGAAGCCAATAAACAAACGCCGCCCGATGTAAAAGGATTGCGCAAAAATACTAAAAATCGGGCAAATGGCAATGAGCAGACGGCATAAAAGTACGATAGCGAGAGCAAAAAAAATCAAAGCGCTCACCGCACTACATTACGAAGCCGGGAACCAGGCAAAATGTTACAGAGCCGTGTGGCGGCACTGGATTGAGCCCGAGTTTGGCATTTGTTACCGCACTTACCTAAGCTACTTGGGTATAGACCCGGACAGTGAACAGCATTCCCGGCAGGACAACTCCCCCACACTTTTTGATTTGGGCATTTAATGACACCCCCGACGGTCACAGAACCGCCGGGGGTGTGTTGTTTGTTATCTGTGGTCTGCAATGGCGGCAGAAAGGCCGACAATGCGTGAGGTGTGGCGCATTGCGGAGCAGTCCTGCACAGAAGTGACCAAGCGCTCCACGTTTTCCACAAGTTCGGCGTGGTTGTGGTTTGTAGCCGAAGTCGTGAGCTGGAATCCTGCAAACCCTTCGCCACGCAGCGCCTGCATGGCAGCGTTAATGTCGTTGATAAGGTCGAAGACCGCAAGGACTTCAGCCATTCGCTGGTCGTGGTGTCCATGGGCAGACACGGCACGGGTGACGATGTGGAGGCGGACAGCAATGTCGCCGCGGCGTGCGCCGGCATTCTGCTGATGCCAGTTTATTTCCTCAAACTCCACAAAAACGGCAGGCGTTTCAAAGGCTGAGCCCCCACCAAGAAAGTTTACCTGGTCATTCCACAAGTCTACATAAGGGACAATATTCTTTGATGTGTCGGCTTTTGGGTCAGCCGGATTAGCCGGGCACAGGGCATCGGCAATGGCTAAAAAAATCGCTTTTCTCATTTCTTTATGAAACTGGTTAATGATATATTGAACTTCTGCAAGTTGTCGTCGATTACGCCCTTAATAAGACGCTGTGTATCGGGGCCGTCGCCTATAAATTGCCGCTTTGGCATGTTGAATTTTCGGGAATGGGCGCGAACCGTGTAGATTTTGCCTTTCCTTGACTTGCGCTGGTGCGATTTTACAGGCTTAAAGTCAGTGCCGCCCTCATTATGTATGGAAGCGTATGCAAGGGAGGAAGAGAACCGCACTCCGTTGCCCTCAACCTTTCCCTGCGTGGAGCGGCGCATAGCACCGGTTACAATGAGCAAAGAGCCGCGCGGGTAGTCGTGTGCGCGCGGCTTCCACTTGTCGGAGAAAAAAGCTTTACGCTCAAAGTTTCGGTCAAACTCTTCCGACAGTTCGACACGCATATCATTCAGTATGTCGGCTTTTAATTCGTTGGCGTTGAGCATTTATTCGGTGTTTAATTGTTATTTAATCAAATAAAAATTGTAATTTTGCGGTATGGCAGAAATTACGGACAAAATAGAGGATTGCCCTTATATGTGTGAGCACTGCAAGCACTTTATAAAAGGCTTAACCTGTGCGGCGTTTGATATTATCCCGATTGAGATAGTGGAAGACGGCGCAGAGAGCCACGACCATATATTTGAGGGGCAAAAAGGCGATTATGTATTCACCCCAGCAAGACCTCGCGACACAATGCGCGTTTATGTCGATTCTGACGTAGAACCTGAAGTATGATATTTTTCTGCATATAATTTTTTAATTATAGTTCCAACCGCAACCGCAATAGGTCGCGGTTTTTCGTTATTAAGATATTCCGACCATGCTTCGGCAATAAATTCAGCTGAATTTTTATAGCCGTATGAGGAAAGATTATCTACAATATGTTCCTTGCCTTTTGCCCTTTCCTCATTGTACAATTTCAAAAAGTCAGAATTGGTACGTAATCCAATGAGTCGGTCGATTTCGTGCCCGAGTTCATGGTCAAAAACAGCCTTTAACGTACCTGTGCCGACTGGGTGCCATTTGCTTTTTACATCGCTTGCGAGTGATGTGTCTATTTTATCGCCTTTCCACATAGTATTAAAAGCAATGCCAGCGAGTCCCCAATCGCTGAAAGCCCCATGTGAATAGGCATACACATTTTTGGAGGGTCCGACTTTATAGCCTTTAACCCATTTTTTTGCGTAATCCATAAGATAAGTATCCCCAAGGCTTGCATAGCTGGGGTTATCTTTTAACTCTTTGAACTTCTTTTGTACAAGCAGCTCAACGCGTCCTTGAATTGTGCCGACATACTGTGTTGCCTTTTTTAGTTCGGGGTAACATGCCAAATGCCTTTCAGCACTTCGGTATATAGCCTGTATTTGTTCCATTTGTTTTGCTGTAAAGCCTTTTAGTGAGCAGTTGACCCCTAATTTGTCACGAAAAAATTGCTCCGCTTCTGCCACAGTTTTAGGTGTCCATTCCGCAGGTGTATAACCGTCGATGGCTTGTTTCAGAGGCTCCGCTTTTGGCCCTTTGAAATACGGGTGTTTAGGCGGGAACAGTTGCAGCTCCTTGCCGGGGTTGAAACGGAATATCTGCTGTTTTGCCGCTTCGGTGCAGTTGTCGCCCTTCTGCATAGACAGCGCAGGGTCTGAAAGCGGATATTTCCCCTTTCTGACCTGTACGGCAGTACACCGGCAGTTCCAGCCATTCGGCGGCATATACTTGCCCCAGAAAGGGTCGGACGGCGGCAGCGTAGTGCCGTGCAGAATGGCGTGATCCTCACGCACGCGGTCGTCCTGAGCCGTGCGGTATTGCAGGTCGTAACGGTCGCCGTCGGCTTCAATCTGATGCCAGCGCGCAGCCATGAGCGAGGACCCTACGGCGTGGTTATATTCCGCATAGAGGTAGTTGTGGTTATAACGCTTGTTTACCGTCTCCACATCGTGGCGGAACGTCTCAAACGGCTTTATTTCGCCCTTGTCGGTGAGCAGAGACAGCCCTACCTCACGCAGAGTGTGGAAAGCCTTGAAGCCGGAGAAAATGAAAGCATTATTTTCAAGGGCATAGCGCAGGACTTCCGGCACATCGACGGGCAGCCCAGAATCAATGCCGGTTTTAAGTATGCGGAGCGTTTCATCAATCATCTTGCGAGCTTCGGGCGTGCTTAGCATAGACGCATCGAACCCGCCGGCATTATAGACCATGCCGGCAGCGTCAAAGAATGCCGTGTCGTCAAAATCGGGGCGTGAGTCGCCCTCTGCAAGCCGCAGCAAGTCTTCGCTATACAAATCCCCCAAAGCGCGGTTAAACGCAAGATAAGAGCCCCGCAGCCCGGCATCAGGAGCGGGGCTTAGTCGAAAAAACGGTCGGGCTGTGTCTTGGCTTCACGAGCGCCCGAAATCTGCACGCCGTATTTGTCGGTGAAGTATTCAGGCGGGATTTCGTAATACTCCAACAGCAGGCGCTCAATTTCGCGCTGTTCCGCAGGAGTGTATGAAGCCGCATTATTCCACTGGAAGCGCAGACCCTGCACAGGGAAGCCGTGGCGCACCATAAGCGGCAGCAACCTTCCATTTACAACATTTGCCACCATTGCGGCATCGCTTTCCGTGACACGCTCAAAAATTTCAAGGTGGACCTCCGACTGTGACAGAGAGGACCCCGAATCAATGGTCATGGTCTGCATCAGCACCGCTTTTGACAGCTCAGAGTTACAACGGTCCACACGCTTGTCATAAACATTGTAAGCATCGCCGCGGCTGCTTTCCTTGATTTCAATGTCGGTGCCTTCCGGAAACAGTGACCAGAACGCCGCACCCATATTCTGGAGCGACTCCTCAATGCGCCGGCGCTCGTTTTCGTCGGGGCTTGAAGTGTGTGCAATACGCATCGGCTGACCGAAGATTTCACCGAACATGTCCCAGAATGCCAGCATATTCTTTTTTGATATGCAGGAGGGGCAGCATTTCAGCAACAACCCAAGGTCACGACCTTTACCGACAGGCACAACCCAGTTGGCGAAGTCCCCGTCAGTGTAAGAAATGCCGCTGTGCCAATCGTCGCCCGGAGAACGTACAACGACCCCGTATTCAGGCACTACGTGTTTGCGCGGGACAAGCTCCACACCGTCAAAACGCATACCGTTGTCATCGTGTATAATGTCGCCAATCTGTATGAGAGTTGGCCCCCAGAACCTGGAATCGAGACAAAGGTCCATGAAGTCCGTGAACCATTCCTGCTGCAACAGTTCGGTGGCTTCCGTGTTCTCTTTGCCGTCAGCCCCTACAAGACGGAAGTCCTTTTGCAATGTCTTGCCTTTGCGCTGCCCGATACAGCCGGAAAGGTGTGCATCAAGGACGGCATCAGCGTAAATGTCATAAAGCCGGCAGCGGTTCGGGTTCTCGTAGTCAATAGCCATTTGGTGGGCACTGCGCCAGTCGGCAATGTCCTTTTTGGTCAAGGTGTCTGTCTGCTGGAGCAGTTGAGCCGTGAGCTTGAGCCCCTGTTTGCTTGACGCTTTGCGTGCAAGTGTCATTATTTCCGACCGTGTGGGACGGTCGAACCAGTCACGTATGTTTGTAATGAAATTTGCCATTATATTGAAGTTAAGTTAAACGAATGTTGCCCGAACCGTCAAGCCGCAGCGAGCCGGCAGAGGATAATCTCAGCACCGGGGCAATTACTGTAATGGTTACGGTCTTGTAAAACATGGTGCCGCCGGTAGGAATGACATGCACACGCTCAGTGCCCGGCTCACGGGGGACAATACGTCCGTCAGGCTCAATGTCAGCCGCCTTTCCGTTAGTCTGGTAAATGATGTTCTGCAAGGCTGACAGCGGCAATACTTCTGCCGCAACGTATCGCGGCACAGAGTTGCCGATTGTTATATATGCAGGAACATTCACACGCAGCCCCGTTGCTATTGGCTG